GTTTTTTGAACATAAAAAAGATTTTTCGGTATTTTTCCATTTTTAATACTTTCCAAAACTTGATAATCCATTTCTGTGTATTTTGAATGGTGCTTATTTAAAAGACGATGATTTTTAATACCAGCGTCTGAAAATATTTTATTTATAATTTTATTTGTTAGCATTCTTTTTTTTATTATTTATTCTATGAACGGTCGCTTCTATTATTTCGTGGTCTATATTCCAAGCTTCAACAATTTGTGTGAGCGCAACTTTTGAAGGTAATTTTTGAAGTGAAATGAATTTTACCATTTTAGAATATTCATTGGCAATTTTAATCGTTTCTTCTTGACCATTATTGAAAACAACATTGTAATCCCTTTCAGCTAATGGTTCAAGTTCTTTAATTAAATAATTCATTTGTTGTTTGAGTCTTTGTTTATTGTAATGCGTTCCTTGAAGTTCCTCCAAGTTTTCTAATAATAGCTGGATAAGAATAATTGCTTCCAACAATACTAACATATTTTTATCCGATTTTTCGTTGTTCATTTTTTTTGGTTTTAAATTATTACTGATTTATTTTCATTTTTAGCTCTTGTAAAAAAATCTATTAAGATTAACTTTTTGACCATTACATCAATTTTTTTACTTTCTCCGTGGATGATATTATCTAATTCTTTTTTTATTGCTTTACGTTCGCTTGAATTTTGAGTTGGCTGGTTTTTCAATTGAATTTCCAATAGTTTACGAGCTTTTATATTTTTCTTAATATAATAATCCCAATATTGTGAATCGCTATCTTTTGGCACGTGAATTAATCCCCTCAAGACAAGTTCATCAAAAATATACACAAGCGGTTCACTTACTTCATTATCGCTCTTAAAATCATTGTATTTTCTATTTATAGCTTCAGTCATTAATTGAAACTTTTCTTCTTCTGTTTTTTCTGCAGCTTGTATTTCGTTTGAAATATTTAATTCTATCTTTTTTTCTGACTTCCATTTTTGGTATTTCTTAAAAACTTTTGCGATGTAAGTAGAATTAAAAAGCTGGAAATGTTCTGTTTGTTCTGTGAATTGACCGAAACGCTCCATTTCAAACGCTTTTACCATTTCTTCAAAAGTGAAATTTGACCAGTAACCATCAAGCATATTAATAATATCTTGCTTCATAAAACTATCAATTGGATTTTTAATTTCCATTAATACAGAAGTTTGTGTAATCCAACCAGTAACTAAAAAAACAAAATTCGGGTCTTTTTTTATTTCTTTAATTTTTTTGAAGTCGTATGATTTTTGCAAAAAGGATTTGACTGGCAAATTAATATCTATTTGAACATTCTGTCTTTTTTGCAAATAAAAATTTTCTGAATTTGTAATTTGAATTTGATTTTCCATTTTAAAGATTGTTTTGTTGGCTTGGAACATAAAGCCCAGTGGTATCTAAATTTTGTTGAATAGTTGAAGCGGTTTGTCTTCCAGCAACAATTGGCTCAATTTCTTTTTTATTTGATTGAAAACTTTTATCACGACTTGCCCAATTTTTTAATCTTCTTTCCAAATCCCAAGTTTTTTCCATTTCCATTCTAAATTTAGAATTTGATTTATTTGGTTCTGTCCAATATTCGTAAAAATCTTTTATCATTTTACGTTCATAAATAGAATTGAAAATAGAAAGCGAGGTAGCAAATTTTAATTTGCGTTCTTCAATATTATTTTCTTTTATTTTATTTTCTTTTATTTTATTTTCTATTATGGTATCACTTTCGCTTTGCGGTATTGATGCGGTCGCATTGCGCTCGCTTTCTTCCTTTTGTTTTCGGTGCTTTTCCCATCGTTCTTTTGCATTTTTGCTATTTTGTGAGCTTGTATTTTTAAATTCAGACAATTGTTCATTCAAAAAATCAATACAAATATACCCATCTTTTTGTTCGATTATATTTTCATCGAATAGCGAATTTAATGCGTTCGCATTACCAGCGCATAATTTTTGTATTGCCAATTTAACTGGTAAGTCACCAAGTCTTGACCAATACATAGAACACAAGTCAATAAATAATCCTTTATTTTCTCTTGAACAAATTTGAATATTCCCATTCTCCCATTGGTTTGGCTCAAATTTAAAATAGGGTAGTTCTTTAGCCATAATTCGTGTATTATATTTAAAACATAAACGGCTATAAATCCAAACGCTTCTCACTTCGTTTTTCATTATAGCCGTTGTAAAATTTCTTTAGGTTGAGTATAAGTGAGAAGTCAACCACGGAGCTAAATTAAAAATATTAATTAAATAAAAAAAATTATTTATCATTTTTTTTCGTTTGTAATTTTAAATTGAGAAAAACCTTTCTTGTAAGCAATGTATTGAAAGCCTTTTTTTCGCTTGTTTTTATGAAAGTGAAGCCATTCATCTAATTGCATATATTTCTTTCTTAAAATGCCAGTTTTTAGCTCAATAGCAATGATTTCTATTTCTTCCATTGCTTAATTTCTGTATCAATTGCTTTCTGGTGTTCCCAACCTCTTTTTATTCTTGCTAAAATTGTAAAATAATTTTTTTCTTTTCTTAATTTTTCTAACAAAATTTTTAATGCAATTTTTTCATTATTATAAAAAACATAAAATGTATTATCTCTATTATTACAATTTATTTTTGATGTTACAAATCTGCAATTTTCTGGAAAATAACCTAATGAATTATTTTTTCTATCTAATTGTAAACCTTTTTTATATCCGTTTTCAATACACCAATTATAAAATTCATCAAAATTATTAAGCCAATTTTCACTAACTTTAATCCCTTTGTCAAAATAAAGATGTCTTTGAAAATAATTTTCAGAAGTTCTATACTTAATACCTCTCCACAATTTACATATAGGTGAATTACCAATTCCATTTCTTGTTTTTACATAGCAGCCACAAGATTGTATTTTACCTCTTTTTAAATGTAGCCATCTAACTTTTTTTTCATTACCACATTCACATTTACATAAAAAAGCCTTATTCTTTTGACCACTTGGTAAAATATAACTTTCAGCATTTGAAATTATTTCTAATTTTCCAATTTTAAAACCTATCATATTATATAAATTACAATTAACGTTTACAAATTTAACATTAATTCTTTATATTTTTTATCATAATATGATTTTTTTTCAATTAGTTCTTCTCTTGTATATTTATAGTCTCTTTTATAATTTGATTCATATTCTAATTTTTCAACAAATTTAACTCCAAACCTTTTAATTAATCCTTTTCTATATTCTAATAAATTTCCTGAAAGATACTTATTACAATGCGTGTTACATTGTTTATGGCAATTTCTTTCGTCAAAAATTAATCCAGAGTACATTCCAGCTGAAAAAAAATGCCCACCAGCCCAATCAGTTGTCTGGAAATTTCCGCAACTAATACATGGCAAATATTTGTCTCTTAATCTAACATATTTTTGAAATGATTTTTTAGCTTCAGCTTCTAAGTCTGAAAGCGTTTTTAACTTTTCTTTTAAGATACTTTTTTCTTTTTTAGCCTTGTTTACTTTTAATTTATTTGAATAATCAATCGCGCATTTTGGCGAGCAAACTGGAATTAATGGTCTATTAGGTGTAAATACTTCATTACAAATTTTGCATCGTCTTGGCTTTATTTTATATTCCATTTTATATAATTTGATTTGCCAATTCCAAACTCAAATCATTTAAAAATGTTCTCGCTTTGTCAATTTGGCTTTTTATTGAATCTATTAAAACTTGGTCTTTTGAAGTTTTGAAAATTTTAATTCTCATATTTTCTGGAATTTCTCTGAAGTCTGTGAACCAATCAATATTTACACTTGGATTTTGTTCGCAAAATTCTAACAATCCTTTATGAGTATAAATTTTATTTTGAACAATCTCAACAATTAAATGAATAGAATCTTCGCGAATGTTTCCGTCATTATCCATTACGTTATAATTCCAATCCGCTCGTCTAATTTCGTCATTTATAATCTTATGTGGAGTATCAACAAGGCAATAAATCAACTCGGCTTCTTCTATTCCAGTTAAATCCATATACCCGTTGAGCTGGTACACATAATCTTGATTTTTAATTTCAGTATCATACATTGGAAATGTAGAATAATCCCAAGATGATTTGATGTCACGAATCACTCCAGCTTTGTTATCTGGCTCCCCACTAAAATATTCATTCTTAAAACGCTCTTTATTTTTAAAAAACGGCTTTCCAATAAAGTTAGAATACAAAGTCAAAGACTGGTCCTCAACTTGAATACCTTTTTCAGTGTATTTGCTTTTCATAATATTGCTTCTTTTGAAAATATATTCACGATGCAATTGTTTCAAATACGTTTTAACACCAGCGGAAAGCTCAATTGGTGCGTGTTTTTTAGCTAATAAATCGCCAAGGGTAATCGTTTGCTTCTCTGTTATCTTTCCTACTTTTTGTTTTTCAAGTAAGTCAATCATTGTTTTTTCTTGATTTTCTGTCAAGTTTGGTTTTACACCAGTCATCAAAGAGCCAAGTCCAGAACAACGAAATAGGTAATTTTCAAATGTAACTTCGGTTTTCATAATATTGATTTTTATTGATTTTGAATAGCAAATTTAATAAATAAATTTTAATTAACAAATTTTATATAAAAAAAGCGAGATTTATTTTAAACCTCGCTGATTATAAAAATTACTTTTGAATTCTCCAAGCTTGTAAAGTGTTCGCGTATTGTGTAACACCATCTTTATTGGTATAAGAACGACCACGTAAATTGAATTCAACTTTAATTAGTTCCCCGTCTGAATAAGGGTCTATTAAATCCGTTTTATCTTGGTGCAATTCAAATTTAATTTCTTGCGGATATTGTTCATCTGTTTTAATAACAAAATCACGTTTTGAAAATTTTTCTGTGATTTGTTGAGTTTCGCTTCTGTAAGTTAAAATTCCTTGTAATTCCATTATTTTTGTTGATTTAAAATTAAATTATTTTCTACATCGTTAAATTGTTCAAAAAGTCTATTGAACACTTCTGTGGGAACGCTATCTTTCAATTCCATATATTCATCAATATTTGAAACAGAATTTAAAAATTGTAGCGTTCTTTTGTCTTCCTCTTTTTCATTCAAAGTTTCAAGGTCAATTGGTTCGTTATCTGGATATTTGAAATTTCCGTCATCTTTAATAACTGACTGGTCAACCGCTGAAGCTTTTTGCATTTCAATTGAAAGTGGAGCAAATCCAGAATTCAAATGTAATTTAACAACCGTCTTTTTCGCCATTTTATCAAAGTCGTCTTTCCACAATCCAGTTCCATATTTTTTGAAAGTCTGTGAATATTTCTTTGCGTGTTTATTTATTTCTTCAATAGGCATAAAAAATACGTTTTCAAAGCCATTTAAAAGTTTGAAGTACGAAGCGTAACCAATTACTTTTTCGCTCGTCTTGGACTTCCATTCAAAGTGATATCCGCCAAAACTATCATCTTCCACCAATTGACCTTCGTAAATTTCTTTTACTTCAAGATTTTTGTATTGATTTGAATTGATTGCCAATTGGCGAAAACCTTTGTAACCAATTTGAAATTGAGCTTCACGACCATAAGGTATGATGTAAGCAAATCCAAGATTGTTATTAATTGGTAATCCGAGTGAAGTTGCGGTCAAACAAGCATTGAATAGACTCGCTGGCTCACACGCTTGTAATTTATCATTCGCATTAAAAAGA